TGCCGATGTCGCTGGGTTCATGCCCCAGTTCACATCCGAAACGTCGAACAGCTTGGCCGTGTAGATATTGCGCACGAGCAGGCCGCCGTCTTCTTTCGGCTCTTCGAAGTCCCAGCGCGTGGCCTCATAGGCGTAGCTCATCTCCGTGATGGCGCTCCCTGTCAGGCCGGCCAGAACCTCGTTCGCGCGTGGGGTGTCGAGGTAGGTACGCGTCACACCGACCCCGCCCGTCGCGTCAGGGGCATACGCCTTGACAGCCGGCGGAAGGTCAGCGGCAGCGACCTCGAACAGTCGATCGATGGTGGCGATCGGCGGGTCCTGGCTGCGGTGCTGCCAGAGGAAGACCGCGCGCTTGCGGCCGTCGACCGTGAAGTCGCCGAACAGGCCAGGGTGGGTACGGTCCCGCATCGCCCAGCCGTCGCCGGCGTCGACATTGCCGTGTACCGCAAAGATGCCGGTGACCGTGCGGCCCTCGATCCCCATCAGGGCGGCTTTGGTGCTCTTGTATTCCATCGGCATAGCTCTAGTCCTCTTTGAGCACAGGTAGTAGCGTGCACCTGCAGTTCGGATGCGCCGGCGGAAACATCACCCCGCCGTCAAAAGATTGGCCCATCGCGGCGACCTGGCCGTCGAGCGCCGCGCACTCGGGGCAGGTCTTCTCATCCTGAGCGGTCAGCCACTCCAAGCCATCTACAACACCAGACACTTGAAACGCGGCGATGCTGCCGAGCGAGTAGGCGCGCGTGGTCTCGGTTCGGGCGATAATCGCCGCTCGCGCGGCCGAGCGCGTGACGCCGCTCCGCTCCAGCTCGGCGGCCAGTTCGTCGATTGTCCAGCCCTCGGCGGCCTGGCGCCCGACAAACGCGCGGATCTCGTCCTTGGTCGTCTCGGCTACGCCCTTGACTTCGTCGGCCAGCGCGTCGAGCACGTCCTGCACGAACGGATTTTCCAGATCCCACTCGACCGGGATGCCGAGCAGCGAGGCGTCGGCAAAGGCCGCTTCGAGGATGAGCCGATACAGGCGCTGCATCAGCGCGGCCAGGCCAGTGCCGTCGTCTAGGCTGTCAGTCGGGTCGGGCATTGGCACAACAAAAAACGCCGGTTCCACTCCGAAGAGCAGAACCGGCGTCATCCGATTGGGGCGCAGGGCTGTGCCTACGCGACTAAATTTTCCAGTGCGATAGGTCGACCGATTAATCGGCACTGTCAGTTTAGCTTATGGAAAGCAGACTGTCAATCATTAGTACCTGATAGCCCATCCTAGCCCATCTCGTTTTACAAACTCGCCCTGCCATTCGCCTGAATGATAGCCGCCGTGACAGTTACCGCATAGCAAGATACATTTATCTAACTCTTCGCAGGTTTCATCAAATCGGCCTGAACTGATGAAGTCTGAGGGAAGCCCTTGTTTCTGACGGGGATCAATGTGGTGAAAATCAAGGCTACCAATGAACTCCTGGTATCCGCATCGCTAGCAACAACCGCCCGCCATTATAACGAAGGCTCGTTTCCGCTCTACAAAGCTCTGCTTCCGTTGCCCACCCTCTTTAAAGGCCTGCGCCGAACATGTTGGGCTGCAATATTTTCGCTTACTTAATCCAGCGCCATACTGGTGAGCGTCCATTACAATCCCGCACACTTCACAATACTTGTGCTTGGGCCTAACAAACGGTAGAATACCCATTGTCAGCCTCCCTTCAGGTTGACCGCGCCCTGGTGACTTGCACTCACGCAGGGCTTTCTAATGCCTCAGAACCATTATAGCACGGCTGTTTCTTCGGTTCAATAGCGGCTTTTATTGACTGCTCAGGGTAAACCGCAAACGTAACTTTGCATTCTTGGCACGTCAGAGAGAAGCGACCAACAATCGCTACGCGAGGAATGAGCGCCACTGGCGCGCCGCAGTGCTTGCACGTAATGATGTCAGTGCGAGGCATTGATTTCATGACGATCACTCTTTCGTGCTTAACCTGCTCTATTCACTACGCACCGCCGCAACCGCCGCCCGGTACTCGCCCTGCAAATACGCCCTGACCTCGCGCTCCATGCGCCGCTCGATCATCGCCACCGCCGCGCCGTCGCGATCCTTCCGCTCTTTGCCAGCCCCAGCCGCGCCGGACGCCCCTGCGGGGCTGGTGGTGGTGGTGGTCGCTGGCGCGCTCGCTGGCTTGGCGAAAACGTCATCCCCACCCGGGCGCGGGCCATATCCGACGGCGGCGCGGAATTCGTTCAGCGTGAGGCCGCCGGCCGTCCAGTTCTCGCGCGCGCGCTTCTGGGCCGCGTCGACATCCTCTTGAAGCGCAGCCACGGCTGACAGGTCGTAGTGCAGCCGCACGCGCTCGGCGCGGATATCGCGCTCGTTCTCAAACTCGGGCAGCAGCGCCCACGTCCAGAACGAGCGCCACTCCTTGAACGCCGGCGACATGGTCGCGTCCCAGAAACCGGCCCAGGCCTCCGAGAGATTGCTGTAGGTCGCGCGCAGCAGGCCGACGTAGGCATAGACAATCAGCGGCGGCACACCAAAGACCATGCAGATGCGCGACTCGGCCACGCTGCGCAGCGTCTGGCTGCTGAGCTTGTCGAGCTGCGCGCCGATCTCCTGATAGTCGGCGTTGATGTCGAGTACGCCCACATCGTGTTGGCGGCCGAACTGATTGCCGTAGCGCGAGAGCCACTTGGCGCGGATCTCGTCGCGCTGCGGGTCGTTCAGCGGCAGGCTGTACTTGAGAAAGCCGGCCGGCACGCCGCCATTCTCGAAGAACGCGCGGATGTAGTCGGTCTGGGCGGTGTCGCTCTCGACGCTGCCGAGCGCTGACACCAGCGGCGGCGGGTCGTACCAGGCCGGCGCGGCGCGGATGATCAGCTCGTCCAGGCTGTACTCGCGCCGGTGCTGGCCGTCGCTATAGGTGTAGCCGAGCAGCTCGCCGGTTGTGCGGCTGTGGTCAGGGCGCATGCAGGCCGGGTTGAGCGGTGCGATGCTCTCCAAGATCGGGCCGTTGTAGACCTTCTCGAAGTACGCGCGCCGAGGGTTCGACACGTCCCAGCTGATCATGGCCGCCTTCATCAGGTCGGCCTCGGTCATCCATGCGTTCGGCCGCATCAGCAGCGCGCGCAGGGGGTGGTTCGGCACTTCCTCGTACTCGCCCTTGCCCTTCTGCTGCTGCACGATGAGGCGCGGATCCTGCGCGGTGCTGGCCTTAATCGCCAGGCAGGCAAAGACCAGCTCGTTGCGGGTCTGAGCGTCCTGCAGGTCGGCCGTCTCGGCGTAGGGCATGCTCGGCCGGCGCAGGCCGCGAATCTCGGTCACAAACCCGCCCGGCTCGAGCGCCGCGCCGCGCGAGATGGTCAGGCCCTTGCGCGCGTTCGAGTCGAAGATGGCGCGCAGCAGATTGCGGCGGGAGATGGTCATAGCGTGTCGTCACTTTCGCTAGGCGGGAGGGCTTTGGGCGGTGCGCTCGGGTTGGATGCGGGCTTGTCGCGCGCCAACGCGGCGCTGACGTTAAACGCTCCAAAGATGAGTTCCTGTATATATTCGCGCATCTGCCGGTCGATGTCGGGCGGACACTCTTGTAGCTTAAAGCTGATGCCGTACTTCGCTGTTTCAACCGTCGTGACTGTCGGCGCCCAGACGTGGCCGCACCGAACGCACTGGTAGGCTGTGCCCTGCTTGTCGGTGATCTCGTTTGGCTCGCCGGTCCTACACTCGGGGCAGCGGCGCGGTAGGAAAAGGATTTGACCTGCCATATTAGACTCCTGCGCTCCCGCCGTTCGCCAGGTCGTCCCAGCTCCAGTAAGCAGCATCGGTCAAGTCGTAGGGCTTCTTAATCAAGAACCTATTCAGCGCCTTGGTTAGCACCGTATGCGTGCCGCGCACATGCCGTATCTGGTCGCGCTCGTAGGCGGAAAGCATCTTGCTTCCACGCTCGGCCTTGCTGCCGACGCTGCCGGCGCGGGCGCCGACCACGCGCGGCTGGCGCGTGCCCTTTGGCACCTCGCCCGAGGCGATGAGCGCCTGCCAGGCCTGCGCGGCCACGCTGTACCAGGTGTCGCCGCCCTGGTCGGTCTCGATGCCGACCGTCAGCGCGCCGTACTCGACCGCCTTCTTGAAGGCCAGCTGCAGCGTCTGCTCGGGTGTCGCGCGCTGCTCCCAGCTGAAGAAGCGGTAGGTACGCTTATCGACCCCGAGCCCATCGACCTGCACGCCGTTGCAGTCGCTCTGGTCGGTCGAGGTCACCGCCGGGTCACACCAAACCGCAAAGCGCACGATCGCCGGGACCTGGGTCCGGTCGACTTCGAGCGCGGCAAAGTCGAGATGGCTGAACATCGACCCCGTGACGTTCTCGACCTCGTGCTGCGCCTCGCGCAAGAACGCGGTCAGTCCCCAGTCGTTGATCTGCCCTTGGCATACCTCTCGGCTCTGGCCCGACCAGGTCGCCTCGCCGGCCGTGATGACGTAGCGCAGGCCGCTCTCGGTCTGCTCCTGGCGATATTCCAGCCCCCGCACGGCAGGCTCGACGACGATCGGCTCGCGGTCGAGCAGAAACGCCGCGCGGCCGTCGATCAGCTGCGCCATCACGCTGTCGGCGTGGATCGTGTTCTGCACGAACAGCACCGCGTAGTCGGTCGAGCCGCTTGGCAGAATGCTCTGCGTGATGGTCTCGATCTTCTTCTGCACGGTCGCCAGCGTGTCGTGCCGGTCGTCGATGTCGTCCAGCACAATCAGGTCAGGTCGAAACTCGTCGAGCTTGATACCGCGCGCGCCGGCGTCGAGGCCGAACGAGATTACGTTAAAGCCGTTCGCGGCCCTGAGCAGCTGCTGCGTCCAGCCCTTCGAGTTGCCGTATCGATTGACCGACCGCTCAATGCCGGCGCGCTCAAGGATGCTGCCGATCGCCTGCACGTGCACGTCGGCCTTAGCTTGGGTGCCCGAGACGTACATCACGAAGCGCCGCCGCCCGGTGATGCCCGCGTAGGCTGCGCCGCCCTCGACGCTCGACGACTTGCCACCGCCGCGCGGCCAGTCCTCGATCCTGGTCGGCGGCTTGACCCCTGGCGCCAATGCCTCGAACCATGCCCCAAGCCGCTCGTGGCGCGTGGCGTAGAGTCGCCCCGGCCACTGGCTATCCACCCAGCTGCGCCAGGTCA